AGACGGGCAACTTTCGACAGATAGAACAATAGACTGCAATAGCAACTTTTTAAAGTTTTCTAAATTAGAATACTTATACTTTCAAAGTAATGCTGTTCCAAGTCCTTCAGGAACGCCTTTTGTAGATTTTTTTATAGATCCTTCAGGAGCAGCTACTAGCGACATTTTCAAAATAAGAGACACAAGTACAACGCACTTCAAAGTACAAAATGACGGAACTATAGAATTTAACGAAGCTTATACTTTTCCACAAGCAGATGGCGTGCAAGGACAAGTCTTACGAACAGATGGATCAGGCGCTTTAAGTTTTGGAAACTTAAGCATAGGCTTATTTAGTCAAACAGCAGACAGCTCGCCTGTAACTAACACTACTACGCCTTCAAGTTTATTAGGAACAGGAGTAGGAAGTTTAAGCGTGCCTGCAAATGGCTTTACAGCAGGAGATTCTTTCCATTGCAATATTAAAGGAGACATAAGCAACTTAAACAACGAAACTATAGTAATAGAATTAAAGTCGGGTTCAGTAGTTTTAGCGACAAGTGGAACGCTTACGCTTCCTACTATGACTTCACAGCCTTTTGAAATAGAAGCGGACTTTACAATAAGAGCAATCGGAGCAGCTACGACAGCAGCAATTATGACAGCGGTAGAATTCAACTTTATTCAAAATTCAGGAACTTCTTTTCAAGGCAAGATGTTTCATTCTTTGAATAATACTACTTTCGACACTACAATAAGTAACACTTTAGACGTTCACGTAACGTGGGGAACTGCAAGCGCTTCGAATTCTATTTTTTCACATATTACTAACTTAAGAAGAACGTACTAATGGCAAATACTATAGATTGGGGACAAGGCGCAGTAAATAATACCATTGATTGGGGCAAGGGAAAGACGAACGCTACAAATAATTGGGGTTCTATTTATGACAGCACAGCAGCAGGAGAAACTAATATAACAGGAAGCGGAGGAGTCACTCCATTCGTCAATGAATACTCAATGTCATTTGATGGGATTGATGAACGCTTTGATGTTGGAACTACAAGCCTTGGAATAACTTCTGCAATTAGTGTTTCTGCTTGGGTGAAAATACCTACAACTAATACAGGTGGTGGTGGTACTAATATACAAGAAATTATTTGTGAAGATACTGCAAGTGGTTCAAATAGAAATTGGTTTCTAAATTGGCGAGGTGGTGGATTAGATAGGTTTCAATTCGGTATATGGAATACTGACGGAAGTTCTACACAAATACTAACAACAGGAATCACTCCTAATGATGGTAATTGGCATCACTTATTGGCAACGTATGACGGGACAACCAATGCTAATGGTCTTAAACTATATGTAGACGGTGGAACACCTTTTACTGCAACGGCATCAAGTACAGGGATTAGAAGCATATCTTCAGTAGAGGCAACTATTGGTGCATTAACAGGAGGAGCAAATTGGTTTTTTGAAGGGAATATTGACGAGGTTGCTGTATGGAATACTGACCAATCAAGCAATGCTTCTACTATTTACAATTCAGGAAAGCCTGCAGACCTTTCAAGCCTTTCGCCTGTTTCTTGGTGGAGAATGGGAGACGGAGATACTTGGAATGGTAGCACTTGGACACTTACTGACAATGGCTCAGGTGGTAATGATGCTACTAGCGTAAATATGGAAGAAGCTGATAGACTTCCAATATCTCCAAATTCATACACTCAAAATAGTTTTTCTTTTGATGGTGTGGATGAGTATGTGGATTTAGGGGATTTATCTGCTGTATTATCTTCCAAAACTTCTGCAACTGTTTCTTTGTGGTTTAAAAGAGATACTACAACAAACCAAATTTTATTAGATTTAAAAGATGGCACTTCAAGAATAGCAATGCAGTTATATTTAAGTAACTCAATTTATTTTTATGTAAACAATAAAACTTATTTTCATCCAACTTCACCATCAATAAATCAATGGTATAATTTAGTATATGTTTTTAATGGTGGTGGAGCTACAAATTCGGATAAATTAAAAATGTATTTAAACGGAACAGAATTAACAGGTGGTACGTATTCGGGAGCTATTGATACTGCAATAGGAGTATTTACTTCTTCAATGACTTCAAACATTGGTAGAACTCCATCAACTGCTTATTTTAATGGCAACATTGACGAAGTGGCTGTTTGGAATTCAGACCAATCTTCAAACATATCAACAATCTTTAACAACGGAATTCCACAAGATATAAGTTCACTTTCTCCAATCTCACATTGGAGAATGGGTGAGTCTGCAACTTGGAACGGAAGCATTTGGACATTGACTGACCAAGGTAGTGGAGGAAACAATGCTACTTCTGTGAATATGGAGGAAGCAGATAAAACAGGAGACCAAGCATACGTAATTTAAAAACATATAAAATGACAAAGACAAATACATACGCAATCATTGACATAAACGACATTACAAGCGTAGATTTTAGCCAAGTTGAACAGAACAGCGCAGACACGGTAAGAAAGTCGTTAGACGGCTTAAAATTCGTTTTAAAATGGAATGTAGAACCTAGCTTTATTGCAGACGGAACTATTGTTCCTTTACAAACGCTTACACACGAAGAATGCTTGGCTTTAATGAGTACGGCTGAATGGAGCGACCCTGAAGAATAGGCTACAAAAACACGAATAATAAGTTAATATAATATGCACCGAAAAACACTAGCAATACTATACTTTGTAATAGGCTACGCTTTAGGGCTTTCAATGTTTGTAACAGGTGCAGAAATATACGTACGAATAGGTGGAATATTTATCTTAATTCTTCTAACTTACAATGTTTTAACACAACTAGAACAATGAAAACGCAGTTTACAATATTACTTACCAAACTTAAACTAAACGCTCTCCAAATGTCTGCTATTGTATTTTCTTTTTTCCTTCCTATTTCAGGTATTCTTGTTTTGATAGCTTTTGCTATAATGCTCGACACTATTACAGGAATATGGAAAAGCCTTAAACTTAAAAAGCCTATTACTTCAAGAGGGCTTTCTCAGATAGTAAGCAAAATTCTTTTGTATGAGTTTACTGTAATGTTATTCTACTGCATAGACAAGTTTCTAGTAAGCGATATTATAGCGCAGTTCTTTACTATTGATATGCTAACGACTAAAATTCTTTCTTTAGTTCTTGTTTCTATAGAAGTAATTTCTATAAACGAAAACTACAAGGCAGTAAGAGGCGTAGATTTATGGGATGCGCTTAAAAACCTATTTAGACGAGCTAAAGAAATTACAAGTGAATATAAAGAAATCAATGAGAACAATAAGTGAATTAATTGTACATTGCACAGCAACGCCTGAAGGTAAGTATTTTGATGCTGAAGACATCGACAAATGGCACAGGCGTAGAGGTTGGAGCGGTATCGGTTACCATTTTGTAGTGTTGTTAGATGGCACAATTGAATATGGGCGCGATTTAAACAAAGTAGGATCGCACACACAAGGCAAAAATAAAACATCTATAGGCATTACATATATTGGTGGAATGGACGTAGATATGAAGCACGCAAAAGACACGCGTACAGAAGCCCAAAAAGAAAGCCTAATACTTTTACTTAAAACACTAAAGAAACTGCATCCTGAAGCAGTTATTTACGGCCATAGGGATTTTTCAAGTAAAGCCTGCCCTTCATTTGATGCGAAAACAGAATATGCGGATATTTAATTTAATTTTAATTTGTTTTATTTGTTCGTGTTCCGCTAAATGGCACTACAATAAAGCAATAAAAAAAGGATTAGAAATCACTAACAAATCCGATACTATAAGAATAACAACTATTGACAGCATACCCGTAATAAAACACGACACAATAGTTTACCAAAAATACTTTACTTCAAAAGATACTGTTATATATTATAAGGATGTATATGTTCCTAAAACTATACGCGAAATAAGAATAGAAAATAAGTTAATACGCGACACTATAAGAATAAAAGAACGAGCAAAAGTACAAGTAGAAAAAGAAGAAACTAAACAAACAAAAGCAGAAAACAACGTATTTACTAAATTCTTTTTAGGGCTTGGCATTGGAATCGTAATTGCATTGATTATAGGGTATGCAATACGCATGAGCAAATGGAAATAATTAGACACGCTGAAAACATTCACGAATTAAAAGTAGAAGGTACTAAAACACGGATAGCAATGCTTTCTGATATTCATTGGGACAATCCAAAATGCGATTGGAAGCTATTAAAAAAAGATTTAGACTATTGCGTAAAAGAAAGTATTCCTATAATGATAAACGGAGATATGTTTTGCCTGATGCAAGGAAGGGGCGATAAAAGACGTAATAAATCAGATATAAGACCCGAACATAACAACGCAAATTATTTAGATTCTATTGTAGAAACTGCCGTTGAGTGGTGGTCGCCTTATGCACATTTACTTACTGTAATCGGAATGGGCAACCACGAAAGCGCTATAATCAAGTTCCAAGAAACGAACATATTAAAACGCTTTGTAAAGCTTCTAAATTTAAAGAATAATACAAACGTTCAAACAGGTGGTTATGGCGGTTGGTTAATAATAAATAACGCAGTACGGCAAAAGCCAAATAACAGGCCTGATAGGAGGGCGTGTAAGATAAAGTATTTTCACGGAAGCGGTGGCGGTGGTGTAGTTACAAAGGGAGCGTTAAATCTTACAAGGGCTTTAGAAATGTACGAAGATTTTGATGTGTTTACTATGGGACATATTCACGAAAACGCAGCAAGAAATGACGTTAGAGATGTTATAGTATTAGGAGGCAACAATTATAGACACGTTCAAAAACAGCTTCACTTAATGCTTACCGGAACTTATAAAGAAGAATACGGAACAGGCGCGAAAGGTTGGCATATTGAAAGGGGCGCACCAATTAAACCTACGGGCGGACGTATTTTAGAGATTAGTTACAAAAGAATTAAAACAGAAACTGAAGATTATTACAACAAACAAGTAGATAGTTTCAAATTTCCTTTGTAAATTTGCATTAAGCACTAATTTCATACTCTTCTATTGTGCTTGTTCATAGTGTAAAGGGCGTCTTTCGGGGCGCCTTTTTGTATTCAAATTGAATTTTTTTTTACTTTTTTTTACTTTTTTTGTTAAAAAGTTTTGCACATATCAAAATAAGTATTATATTTGTGTATAACAATTTTAAAAAACACACTATGAAAACAATTAACACAATCAAAGAATTTGAAAACAACATGAAAAACGCAATGGATTTTATTTTTAGTAATGAAAAAGCGGTTTTATCAGCATTTAATGAATTATTAATGAATGATGAAGATTTAAAAAACGAATTTTTATCTTATTCAGATGATGAAAAAAAGAAAAATTACAAAGCATTAATAAATTCAATTATTTTTTATTTAGCTACAAAAGAAATAAAATAATAAATAAGGGGGGTGCGCATCCGTAACGCACATTAATTAAAACACTATGAAAACACGAGAAGAAATTGTTGAAACAATCAAAGCCAAACACGACAAGGCTTACAAAGATTTAATGTACTATGAAGAACAACTAGGTGAAGACGCAAGCCTTACGGTTATATTCCGAGAAAGATGGGCTACGCTTTATTTATTACTGAATGACATTAAAGAACCTATTAACTACGAAATCTTAAAAAAATCACTATGAAAAAACTAATTAACTATTTTACGCCTGCAACGGAAGAACATAAAGCCGTTTTAAGGCACTTTTTAGCCCCTTTAACAGCATTTCTACTTGTCGGTGGATTCATTATATATTGGTTCAATCATTAACGCCTTAAATCGAATAAAAATGAAATTAGAAAATATATACTTTGATATGTGCGCAAATGATAACGTACAAGTTTGTTCACAAGAAGAAGGATGCCTTTATACTTTGTATTGTACTTGGCATTGGCATTACGGACAGGAATACGAAAACGGCATAGGTTGTTTTTTAAGTGTAGATTGCGGAATCTGTTTAGAACAATATCCTGACGGAACAGAAGAAGAATATGGCTACGGAATAGAAGACGAATTTTTAGAACAATTAAGTGAAAAATTTACGGATTATATTTACGAAAATCACTACGAACTAATAGAAGAAAAATTGAACTCGGATTATTATTACTACAGATACTTGATAAATGAATAAACTACTTAAACAGATTGAATGGTGGCGTAACAACGGGCACTTTAATTTTGAATTATACCTTGCTTTTTGTAAGGCTAAAGAAGAACACTATGAAAAGACGAACACGAATAAAAAGAAACGCACTTAAAGATGAATTTATAAGCTTTGCAGTAGCTTTAAATTATATGCTATCTGAAGAAGAAGGCATGGACTATTTAGAATATACAGCTTTTAAAACTTGGTGGATAGAAGAATTTAAAAGGCGTTTTCCGTGTTTTACTAATAGAATTGTTTTACAATGTTGGAACAACTTCGAAAAGGATTTAAACATTAAAATAAAGATTGAAAAATGAAAGCTTACAGGATTTACTTTAGGTGTTATTTAGGAACTACAGAAAAAGCGCCTTCACATATTTGTTGGCAGGTAGTTGAAGCATACGACAAAGAACACGCCCGAACAAAATTTGATAAATGGCAAAAATTAATAACTAAAATAGAATTAATAGAAGATGACAAAAATTGATAAAATAAAAGAACTAATAGAAAAAGACGGATTAGTAACTAAAAGCCGGCACAGGTATTTAGTAGACAAAAGAAATTATATGTTTAATGCTTTACGTGAAGAAGGTTTTACGTTTCAGAAAATAGGCGAAATTTTCGAAAGAAATCACGCTACCATTATTAACGGAATAAAAAAACACAAGCAATTAACAAAACATAAGGATTATGATTATATAATCAATACAAAACTTTATAAAGAAGAATTAGAATCAGATTATATAGAACCAAGAAGCATAGAAGATGACGTTTTACGATGTCAAGATTTAAAAGAATTAAAATTAATTCAAGAAAGAATATTAATGGGTAAATATTTTTAATTATATTTGCAATGGTTATGCGGAACCGGAATCATTTTCATATTTATTGGGTAACGGCTGAGTAGCACCGCATTGCGAAAAGCCTTACCCTTTTTTTATTTATGGCAACAGACAAAAAATCATTTTTATTGTATTGCGATTTAATACATACAATAAATAAATTAAGCGATGAACAGGCAGGTAAATTATTTAAGCATATTTTAGCTTATGTAAACGACTTAAATCCTGAACCTGAAGATATTTTAACAGAAATAGCTTTTGAGCCAATTAAACAAAGTTTAAAGCGCGATTTGCAGAAATACGAAGGCATACGACAAAAGAATAAAGAAAACGCTTTAAAGCGATGGAATGCGACCGCATCCGACCGCAAGCGAACGAATACCAAAAATGCCGATAGTGTTAGTGTAAGTGTTAGTGATAGTGTAAAAGATAATAAGAATATATATAGGCGCTTCGCGCATTTGTCTTTAAGTGAAGCGGATTACATTAAACTAAACAAAGATTATACTAAACAACAAATTGACCGTATATTAGATTCAATAGAAAACTTTTCTAATAATAAAAAATACAAATCGTTATATTTAACGGCTAAAAATTGGTTGAAAGACGAACCAAAACACGAAGAAGACAACACTATGAAATTTAAAGCACCATGGGATTAGAAGGATTTAAAATAACAGAAACAGCGGATGTAATAGACAAAATGTTTAAGCACCGCGACAACTACAACGAAAAAGGAAAGTATTTAGGATTCAAAGGCCTTGACGAATACTATTCAATGCAACTAGGGAATTGTACAGATTGGACAGGATTCCCAATGTCAGGTAAAACGCAGCTATTGATGGAATGCCTATTAAATACTTCAAAGTTTTACGGATGGAAACACCTAGTTTATTTTCCTGATGTCGGAAACAATGTAGAAA